GTCCTGGTTGGCCTATGAAACACATGTTAAAGGGTGGATCTAAACAATCTGCTTTTGGCACTGATGAGTTCCTTTTTAATACAGACGATGCCGTCGTAGTTCGCAATCAATGCGACTACATTGAGGGTATGATATTGAAAGGTTATAGACCATACATTTTGAATAACCATTTCCTTAAAGATGAGTTACGTCTTATTGATAAAGCAAATGATGGTAGATCACGTCTAATATCTTCAGGTGACCTAGTTTTTAGTATTCTTCTTAGGAAGTACACTATGACCTTTTCTACCTTTCTTATGAGAACACGCATAGACAATGGTTGTGCGTGTGGTACGAATCCATATGGAGGAGATTGGGATAGGCTAGCTAGAAGACATGGTAACAACAAACAAAACTTCCGTATGATAGCAGGTGACCATTCCGGTTACGACAAGAGTTTAGCCCCTATTGATATACAAATAATGAAAGTTGTTACGTTGAGATTCTACCAAGACAATGGTACAGATACAGAAAGAATACGAAATGCGTTGATTGATGAAATTGCTCAAAGCAGACATGTTTTCAACGGGAAAGTTTATTCGTGGTCCGGTGGGAATACCTCTGGTAACGCGATAACAACCCCTATTGATACAATTAGTGGCCTTGTACTCGACAGATACGTTATCCTATTGAATTATCTTCATAGGGTTAGCGGGTATGTAGAGGCAATGACTATATTGTCTACTATGAAAGATTTCGTTAAGATGAATAGATATAATGATGATACTTTAATGTCTGTCCAAACCAATGGACCATTCAATTTTATAACACAAGAGTACATGGCGGAAGCTTTTGCTATCATAGGTATGATTTATACAGATGAAAGTAAGAGTGTTGATAAGATTACGACAGACCGTCGCCTTACTGATGTTACATTTTTGAAGCGTTCATTCGCTCAGACTCATTATATGAATAAGAGAAAGTGGATGGCTCCTCTTGCTCTTGACACTATTTGCGAGTCAATCCAATGGTCGAAAGACCACGATGTTGGCTGGAAATTCTGGAAGAGTAATGTGGACCATATGTTAGTTGAGTTAGCTGCCCACGATCGCGATACTTTTAATGTCTTAAGTGACCAAATAGTTCGTGCGTGTGGAACGTGCAAAACTCCCCATTCAGCA